ATTAAAAAAGTCATTGCTCAATATCGTGCAAAAGCCAAAGAGTCGATGCTCAAAGAATTCCCTGAACTTAATCAACATAGAGGCATGAGGGATAAGCTGGTGCTTGCCAGAAAACAAGGAAAGATTGCAGAAGCACAAACTATTTTAAACGAATTAAATATGGAATAATATGATGAGTGACGAACTACACAGAAGCCTTGGAAAGCTTGAAGGAATGCTTTCTGAAGTATTAAGAAACCAGGAAGATTTTAAAGAAACCTTTGAGAAGCATGATACCCGCCTTCGTCATATTGAGGGAAACTACATGAAGGGAGTTGGGATTGTAACGGCTATCTCTTTTGGTGTAACATACTTTTGGGACATAATTAAACACGGCTTGTTTGGAAAATGAAGATTAAAGAAAAGCTTGAAGAGCTACATGAGCTTGTAGCAGATACGCTTCTAAATAAACTTCGTGACGGAGAAGCAACTCCAGCAGATTTAAATGTCGCAAGACAATTCTTGAAAGATAATGGAATTGATGCTATTCCAGCTAAGGATACACCTATGTTTAACCTAGCTCTAGCCCTTCCTTTTCAAGATCAAGGCAAGCCCCTTGAAATTAAAGGAGTATCCGTAAAACAACCAGAAGCTTTGCCATTTGAAAGGGTAGGGTAAGTTTATGTGTTTTCCAGGCACGCAATTCAATCCTAACGGATACACTCCAACAGATTTTGCAAAAGAAGGTTATATAAATAAAGGAAATATATTTGGTTTTACTCATTGGGAAAAACCGACTTCTCCTGTAACGCAACCTTCTTCTATGACTCAAAATTTAGGAGGAACACCAATGCAGACTATTGCAGACGGACAGCCACTTGCTTCTGTTTCTTCGCCAACAATGCAACAATTACAGCCTAAACTTAAATTTAGTTTTAATGCAAAACCATTTTTTATAAACCAGGATCAAAACAATGCAGATTCTGGTGTTAATACTTTAGGATAATTATATGGCTTCTTTTCTTATTAGTCGTAACAATCCCTACGCAACAGATCCACTTTGGAATACTTATAGAGACCAGCAAACTGCTGGTAGGGGTAGGGTTTCAGCTATGTTTTGGGAAATGGGAAACTCAAGTAAAAACAATTTTCCAACATGGAAAGAGTCTTACCTACAAACTAAAAATCCTATATCAAATGCTAATTCAAATTTACCAATTCAAAATTATTATTTAGGAATGAATGATTTTAACGGACAAATGAACCAAGCTTACAATCCTTATAATAGATTTTCTTTTAGAAGTTCAGCCTTTGGTACGCCAGCTTTTGGAGAACCCGCTGGATCTAGAATAAGTAGCGATGCACAAAGTTTAATTGCAAACAGCAATTCACAGACAGGATATTCTTCTGGAAGTACACAAGGAAGATTTTCTTTTAGATCAAAATCATGAGAGACTATAAAAAAGAATACGCAAACTACCAGGGTCTTCCTGAGCAAATTAGGCATAGGGCTAGACGCAATCGTGCCAGAAGGTTAATGATTAAGAAGTATGGCAAGCAGAAGCTTCGTGGAAAAGATGTTGACCATCACGATGGAAACCCAATGAATAATTCTTTTAAAAATCTTCGCATTACTTCTGTGCACTATAACAGGGCAAAACACTAGAAATAGCCTAAAAGGTACAAAAACCTTTTTGTTTGTTTTGTTGATTTTCAATAAGTTACAATTAGTTTAATCATATAAATACTATACCCCAACAACAAAGAGCTTGGTATTTTTTGTAAAAATAATTAGTTTAGAGTAAAGTGAACATTGCGTTCCTACCTATTGAGCGTTGGGTACAAACACCAAAAGGCGAAGGTCTTTGGCTTGCAGTTATTGATTATGGAATAAGTCACAACCCTGTTTATCTTATTGAATTAAACACAGGAGACCATATTTGCGTAGATATGAGTGAAGTCAGGGGAACCGAAAACATAATGTACGGCTTGAATAGACCAGGCTTACCCCGAAGGAAAATGGAAGATGACCCTAAGTGAAATGGAACAAACTTGTGACCTTTGGGCTAACAATGGAGATTTTGCTCAATGCGGTGATTGGATTGTTTGCCCAGAACCTGACGGAGAATTTGATGATTATTGCCTTATTTATTATACAACTCCAATGGGAAGGCAGTATGGAACGCACCTTTCAGATGTGCGTCTGATTCATCCATCTAAAGGTGCTGTATATCCTCTATGCAATCCATTGATCCACGCTTAAAAGATTTTCGTAATTTTTTGTATATTGTCTGGAAGCACCTAAACCTTCCCGACCCAACTCCTCTGCAATATGACATTGCAAAAAGAATGGAAGTTGGGCCAGATCGACAAATCGTAGAAGCGTTTCGAGGTGTAGGCAAAAGCTGGATTGCTTCTGCATTCGTGTGTCATGGATTGCTCATGGATCCTACCAAAAACTTTCTGGTTGTTTCTGCAAGCAAAAATCGTGCAAGCGACTTCACTACATTTACTCTTCGCCTAATTAATGAAATTCCAGTACTACAGCACCTAGTCCCAAGGGACGAGCAACGCAATAGTAAAGAAAGTTTTGATGTTGGCCCCGCCCCAGCAAGTCACGCACCTAGCGTAAAAAGCGTTGGTATCACAGGGCAAATTACAGGAAGCCGAGCAGATGTAATCATCGCTGACGATATTGAGACAAGTGCTAACAGCCAGACCGAGTTAATGCGTATAAAACTCGCTGAAGCCGTAAAAGAGTTTGATGCAGTTATTAAACCAAACGGAAGAATCATCTTTCTTGGAACTCCTCAAACCGAGAATAGCTTGTATGAAAAACTAGAAAGCCGTGGATACATGGCACGGATTTGGCCTGTGCGTATGCCCAACGATGAACAAAGGGAACGCTACGGCATTCGTTTAGCCCCCTATGTTTCATCGTCAAACATCATTAGCGGAACCACAACGGAACCAACCAGGTTCACAGATGAAGACCTAACCTTTAGGGAAGCTAGTTATGGTCGAAGCGGGTTTGCGTTGCAGTTCATGTTGGATCCACGCCTAAGCGATGTTAACCGATACCCGCTTAAACTCAGCGACCTTGTTGTTCACTCCCTGGATCCTAAGCGGGGGCCAAGTCATATTGTTTGGAGCAACAGCCCAGATACACGAATCAATGATCTTCCAAATGTTGGCTTTGACGGAGACGCTTACTTCCGACCTATGCAAGTCAGTAGCGAATTTGCCGAATACCAGGGATGCGTCATTGCGATTGATCCGTCAGGCAGGGGCAAAGACGAAACTGCCTATGCCATTGTTAAATGCCTTCATGGTCAATTGTTCCTAGTGGATATCGGTGGGTTTAGATCTGGGTACACCATGGAGACCCTGGAAGCCATAGTACGACAAGCCAAGCTTCACGGATGTAACTATGCTGTGTATGAAGCTAACTTTGGTGACGGAATGTTTGGGGAACTTATCAAACCAGTATTTGGCAAAATCCATCCATGCACAATTGAAGAGGTCAAACATTCCAATCAAAAGGAGAAACGAATTATCGACACCCTGGAGCCTGTGATGAACCAGCACAGACTGATCGTTGACCCTAAAGTAATAGAAAAAGATTACCAAAGCATTCAGTCAGATGGTGAGATTCAAGAACGATACAGGCTATTTTACCAATTAAGTCGCATTACCAAGGACAGGGGTAGCCTAGCCCAGGATGACCGATTGGATGCCCTGGCAATTGCCGTTAGCTATTGGGTACAAGCCATGGCTAGGGATACCGAACTAGCTCATAAGGAACATAAGGATGAGATGTTTCAAAAAGAGCTAGACAAATTCATGGAATCAGCTATCGGTAGGAAAGCTAACAAACACTCTTGGCTATCCCTATGATCTTCGAACCCTCTAAGTACGACCTATCCAACATTAGCCCTGTGCTTCCTAATAGCATTAAAACACCTTTTACAATGCCCAAATTTGGGCCAAGGATGGGTCTAGAAAGCGTTAACAATGTTAGCCAAGGGGTATCTACCCCCCAACAGCAACATGGGGCTTATAATAGCCCTAAAACAGCGGAACAGAAGCCCAATACCCCTAAGCTATCCCTTGAGGTTCCTTCTATTCATCTTGGTGGCGGGATCAGCACATCTCCAGTTAAGTTTGAGATGGCTCCCCAGCAACAAGAATTCAACTTCTAGTTCTCCCTTTCAAGCCGTGTCCCTAACCCTCGATCCCATAGTAGTGGATCGTATCATGCAATCCGAGGGGGCATTTACTATTCAGTCAGGCAAGAAAGAGTATTACGGCTTCAGGCAAGACCACCCTGCCTTCGCCAACATCCAAAGACTTGTCCAGGCTCATGGCGTTGAGTCTCCTGAAGTCAAACAATGTATAACAGGACTGCTTAACCAAAGAGCAATCAATGCTGGTGCCCTTAACTTCAAGTTACCTGGAGTCCAAGCTAGCGTTATGAGCATAGCCCATATGCGAGGCGAGGGTGGTGTCCAGGCTATATTGAACTCTGTAGCTGGAGAAGCTATTACCGAAACTGCCAAACTAAAGACATCCACCATTGAAATCATTAATAAAATGACCAATGAGGAATTCCAAAACAAACTCAGAGATGTCAGGGAAGCCTATGACAAAAAGATATACGGAGACCGAATAGACACTATATGCCATCATGGTACTAAGGTTAGGGGTAAATGGTGGACTTTGTTTGGTAATGGGTTAACCAAAAGATACGACAGGGAAAGACAGGAATTCTTAAGTATAGCTTAAGGTTAACCTTATGTTTATACTAAGATAATATATAGTATTATTATACTAATATATATTAAGTTAATCTTAATGCTAAACCTAAAGTTAACTTCAAGTAAGCCTTAAGTTATATATAAGGAAAAATGAAGAAGAAGTCAAGTCAAATCTCAAAGTTTTTACTTAATGATAAACTTGTGGGTATGCCTAATTCTATAAAGATTGGTAGCCATACAATACCAGTTCATTATTACAAAAGTGAGACTGAGGCTGTGTCACTTGCTAATGATAAAGGTTTATTTGATGATGGTCAGCTTTTTGGAGTATTTATAAGTTTTCCAATACCAAAGATTCTTATAGATGGAAGGTTTGAATCTAACCCAAACCATCCAACAATGACACTTCTTCATGAGTGCCTGGAAGCTATAAGTGAACTCTATGGGTTGGAGCTTACGGAACAAGACATACGATGCCTTGAGTTGGCGTTGCATGGATTGCTTAAAGATAACCCGAAGTTCTTCCATGCTTTGAAGAAGTCGGTTGAAGGTTAAGCGTAGTTATAGTTCCTTATATTGCTCATTGTGTGTTGCATCGGTTAGGGGTAAGCCGTCCTCCTCCACAAAACCCCAAGTTTTAAAAGCCATTCCACAAGCAAGGATGTGTGATGAAGTTGAAGCCCATATGTTATCAAGCTTCGATGGAGTCTATAACAAGCATATCCCCAGGTGTGTAGTGGCTTTTGTTTTTTGGTAGAAAATTTCGAAGGGCTTATATACGCACAAGATTTCGTGTTTTCCCCCCTTGCCTCCCCTTTGCTTTTAATTCCTAGCAGAAAAGAGGATCAAAACCAGGGAAAGCCTGAAGAGATCCAAAGAAAATGCTGAAGATCATCTCTTTTCATTAGTCTATTAAACCAATCGAACCAGGGGGAGAAGTTTGGAAGATGTCTAAAGGCTGAGAAGAAAAGAAAGGATCATGCTTTGATTTATGTTTATTAGATCCCTTGAAACTTTCCAAAACCAGGGAAGAGAGAAAAAGAGAAGACCTAAGGCAAACCAGAAGGAACGATCCCAGGCACAGCTTAAGCAAAGCCTGAGCACATCCTGGGGACGATCCTGGGCACATCCTGGGGAAAGCTTTTCACAGCCTGAAGGAATCCCCCTGGAAAACTTTTCATCTTTCAAAAAACTATCACCGCTATCACCAAAACCCCTGGAAACATTCTAAAAGTATCTATTAGAAAAACGCTGGGAACCTATTAGGAAAACTTCTAAACTAAATATACCCATTGACTATTTCTAGAAATCAATTACTCTTCACCTATGCAAACCACACTCAGCACCAACGCCGACCAGGGAACGGCACCAGCTTCCCTTACTCCAATATTTGATACCACTTGTGCACTAGCTCAAACTTTGCCATGGGTATCTAATAATATCCTAAGTTTCATCGAAAAGAATAAGGAAAGAGACTTTTCAGATGTGCTTCAGGAATTGGAAATTTTGAAAAAACTTTTTGGGGACGCTAGGAAAGAATTAATCAAAAACCAAGGGGGAAAATAATCATGGAAACTATCACCGCTATCACACCCGCACACCTTGCCCTATGCGTAGGGATCACCTTCCCGCTGGGATTCCTTTTTGGGATTCTATGCGGATCAGTAAACAAATAACCAAAGGAAAAAACACACTATGACATTGCAACACCTACATGACTCGATCACGAATGATATGAGATACGAAAAGACAACATCAGAGAAGTTCACACCGATTCAAACCTCCCAGGCAATAGCAGAGATTGAAAACCTGGGCTGGAAACCAGTCAACGCATGGCAGACCAAAACCAGGGACGAAAGCCGTAGGGCATACGCTAGGCATTCGATCACCTTCCGCAGGGAGGGGGATCTAAACCTAAAGGATGGGAGCCATAACACAGGGGATATAGTTCCCCAGTTCACGCTATTAAACGCAAATGATGGCACAAGTTCAGAGCAGTTCCTGGCGGGATTCCTACGCATTCAATGCCTTAACGGATTGATGATGGGAACCAGCTTCGAAGCTTCCCGCATTCGTCACTCCACAGGAGGTGAAAAACTTGCCCACCTGGTAAAGGATGCGATTGCTGGAGTAGATGAGCACCTTAGAAAAGGCTCTTCCCTGGTGAAGGAATGGAAGGAAATCCAGTTGACGGATTCCCAAATTCGTTCCTTTGCTTCTCAGGCAGTTCTAAAAAGATTCCCTGGGACATTCGAAGAGGAAACATTGACAATAGAACGGAAAGGAATTGTGGGAAGCTTTGGGAGTGACTTCCTACGGATGGAATTCTCTCAAAGAGTTGCTTCCGTCCTCCAGGCTAACAGGCAGGAGGATTGGGGGGGAGACCTTTGGAGAGTGTTCAACAGGATCCAAGAAAATACGATCCGTGGGGGATTCGTTCTGAATTCTCCCAGGGTAACCGATAAGAAAGGGGGAGGTGCAACACTATCACAACGCAAAACCAAACCCCTAAACAACCCCTATCAAACCACGGCCTTGAATCGTGCCTTATGGGATATCGGGGAAGGAATTGCAAGGGGGGAAACCTTTGCCTTGCCTGAGCACCTAATCGCCTAAGCACACAATCGGGAAAGCCTGGGGGGAGAGTGTTTCTTTCCCTCCAGGCAGACCCACAACCAAAAGGAAAATTCTCAAATGTTATTCAAAAAAACTATAACCGCTATCACACCCACACCAACTAAACGCAAGGAAACGGAAAGAGATGTGCTTTATAAAGTTTTAGTATCTTTAAAAAAACTTCAAGACAATATCAAAAAAGAAAAAGAAAAAAGCCTAGAATTGGCAAAAGCTAACAACCCCGAAAAAGTTATCATCTCCTGGGGCTGGGAGGATGTTCAAAGCATTCGCACAACCTGGGATAAAAAGAAATGTCTGGAGGCAATGCGGGGGATCAGTAAAGGCTTAAAAGATTCCATGACGGAACAAGGCTGGGAATGCCTGGGAATAGCCGTTGACCTTTGGGAAGGAGAAAAACGATAATGATCACAAGCCTGAAAACTATTAAAAAAGCTAAAACCCTAGCAGACTTAGGGCAACCGCTGAACAAAAACCTAGCCCTTGCAATTTGCCATACCCTTTCCAAGCCTGGGAAAATGCCTTGTCACGCCTACAGCATTCCCGCAACGAAATGCATCACAGGGGGAAAACTTCAGAAAGTAGCGGGAGCAGTTTGCGAGATGTGCTACGCATTAAAAAGATCCTACACCTGGAGGAGCACGATCCAGGCAATGGAAAAACGCTATAGATCGCTATCACACCCGCTTTGGGCTGAGGCAATCGCCTTTCTAATAAAGGCAACAGGAAACCCCTTTTTCCGTTGGCATGACTCAGGGGATCTTCAGAGTGTGGAGCACCTTAAGAAAATAGTTTTTGTCGCTAGGCTTTGCCCCAAAATTTCCTTTTGGCTACCTACCAGGGAGCCAGGGATCATAGGTGACTACCTGGAGCAGGGGGAGACAATTCCAAAGAATCTAACTATTCGCCTTTCAGGATTCATGGTAGATGCTCCACCCCCCCTGAAGCTTGCGGAAAGGCTGGGAATAGTTTCATCCATTGTCACAACCAATCCAAAACTACGAACTTGCCTAGCACCTATCCAGGGGGGGAAGTGCCTGGATTGTAGGAAGTGTTGGGATAAAAGGGAGGAGGTTATTGCATATGAGGCACACTAAAGAAAAACGAAATCACGCCTGGGATTTATGCCTTGCTTTTTTCTATGTCATGGCCTGGGCAATTCTTGCCATATTCTCAGCAAACCAAGGAAGAAAATGAAATGAAATATACGCAATGCATAGTATTGAAAGAATCCGAAAAGGCTCCAGGCTTTTGGATCCTGGCATGGGCTGGGAATCCCTTTGGAATAGTCAACCAGGAGGGGGAGACCTGGGGATGGCATAGCCAGGGGGAGGGGGGATTCCATGAGGGATCCACCCCAACCAGGGAGGAGGCAATCACAAAAGCATTCGCCAAAATCCAAACCCTCCCAGGCTTTGAAAATGCGGAACTCTACAGAAAATGAAATCTCGCAAAGATCCCCGAACTATGACCGCTGAAGATCTTGCCGATCTTTACGAGGAACAGTTTTTCCGAAAGGCTGGGGAAAAACCTCCCAGGGAATGGAGGAAGGCAAAGCCCAGGAAGCCCACCCTTTCCGAAAGGGAAGATAAAACTTTTCCCTTGCTAGTCGAATTTATAAAAGATAAAAAAGAAGATGACTAGATATTTGATAAAATATCACCAATTGAAATAAATGAATATTTAAAAT